TTAGATAGATTTTAGTGCTTGCTCATAAAATGACGTCGCTTTTTTAGCGTTCTCTTTTGATAAGTGACTGTAAGTGTCCATAGTCATTGAAAGAGTAGAATGTCCTAGGCGGTGTTGCAACTCCTTATAAGGAATACCCGAATTAAGAAGCAAACTAGCATGAGTATGTCGAAAACCGTGGAAACCTATATTATTTACCCCAGCTTTTTTAAAATGCGACTTAAGTCGTCCCGCTACTGCTTTATAATTTGGATAGGCATTGATGAAATCAGAGAATACCACTATTTCAGTCCTACCTAGTTTCCAAGCCTCTTGAGTTTGCTTGCGTTGGTATCTTTTCATCATGGTTGCGGTTTGCTGATCTATGTCGATATCTCGGTAGCCAGATTTTGATTTTGGACTGTTTAACTCCATTTCACAGTTTAAAGTCTTTGTTATATGCACAACCGAATTACCAAGGTCAATATCAGACCATGAGAGAGCCAACGCCTCGTTAATACGGCAACCAGTGGCAAGTAAGAACTTATATAGCGTGATATCATAATAATTTTTATATTTAGTGTTATCCAAGCTATCAAGGTAGGTAAGAAACTGTTTTAACTCTTCATTATTGAAATGCTTAACTTTGGCTTTCTTATCCTTTTGAGTGTTTCTAGGCAAAACAACGTTATTAGCTGGGTTAGTGGGAATAACTTGTAAAATCACTCCATACTGTAATATACGTTTATTAAGGGTGTGAATTTTGCCGTAATGAAGATAAGCGCCAACTTCACCAGTATTTGTACTGTTTGCCAGCTTATTCATCATGGACTGAATTAAAGGCGTGGTTAGCTTATCCAGTTTAAACTCACCAAACAACGGTAAAACATGGTTGTTTAAGAGTCCTTTTTGTGTCGTTCTTGTATTAGCTTTAACTGTATTTTTGTAGCTATCCCACCATGAAATAGCTAACTCCTCGTATGTTTCTATTGCTACTTCTTTGTAGCGTGTTGATCCATTAGCTTTAAAATCAAATTGCGCTTGTTGAGCTTTGGTCTTGAGTTCTTTCTTTGTCCTAGCGGTTACTTTAGTTGTAACTTTCTTGCCAGTGATTACATCAACACCAAGATATACATTAGCACGATAGACGGTTGACCCGTCTTTTTTCTTTATCTCGTTAATTTTCATGATAAACCTTTCTAAACATCAGCAGGCAAGCCATATTATGTCGGGTTTAGATTGGTTAAATGTTTAAGAGATAATCGTTTACTTTAAGTTTTTTAACTCTTGTTTTGAGTAATCAATTTTCTGTTTTAACTTATCATACTGTAGGAGCATTGTTTGCGACTCGTAAAGTTTTTTATTCCATTTATCTAAACTGGTAACTAAATATTCTAGAGTATCAATCATTTCTAGTGAATCTTTTTGTTCCAGTTTATTTTCTTTCGTTCCCTCTTTGAATGTGTCTAATACATCAAAAATAGTCTCCAAAAAATAGTCATAATGGCTTGAAGCTTGTTGTCCTACCTTTTGTTGTTCTTCGACACCTTTTTTTAGACTATCCTCGGTGTCGGTTATTAAATCCCCTATATCATCATAACCTAATAGATGAACTACTGGGACATTAAAAAAACTTGCTAACTGTTCAGCTTTTTCTGGCTTTATGTTTGTTTTCCCATTTTCCCAGTTCTGCAATGTTCTATAATGCACACCTATTTGTTCTGCTAGGGCTTGTTGAGATAACCCTTTATCTTTCCTCAATTCCTTAAGTTTATTATTGTGCTTAAATTCTTTTTTATCACTCATACTCTTTACCTCTACAACTACAAGTCTAACATGAGGATGTGCTTTATACAAGAAAAATGTGTGTTATAAAGGTTTTTTTGTTGACCCAAGAAAAAATATTGTGTATTATAAACTTGTGCACAAGAATATTGTGCTATAAGAAAGGAGCAAACAATGAAAAATAATTTACGAGTTTTACTTGCAAAGAAACGCCAAAAGGTGTCAGATTTAGCAAAAGGAACTGGACTTTCTAAAAGTGCTCTAACTGCGCTTTATTATGAACGTACCAAACACCCCGATATTGGTACTTTGCGGAAAGTTGCTGACTATCTAAATGTTAGTATTGATGAACTCTTGACCGTTGACGATTGAGAGCAACAAAAAAGGCTTAGCAGTCGCCAAACTCACAAGCCTTTAAACATTCACAACTAAAACGCAATACACTGGCAGGCAAGCCATATTATGTCGGGTTTTAGCAATCAAATTAGATACCTCAATTATATCATGAATTGCTGGTATCGCATACCCCTACTTAGAGCGCTACCTCTTAAAAATAGCGATTAAAGAATACGATTGAGGTAAATATCATGAGCAAGAAAAAAGAAAACAAAAACAAAAACACAATCACAGTTAAACAGTCTAACAAGCTAGGTCTTGAATTACATGACATCATGACTGGTTTACAAGCACTACGCCACCACGCTAACACTCTTATGATTGCGAAACACGCTGGGGCTGATAACGGGCTACTACGCCTTGAAACAGATAACTTTCTGGAAACAGTCTTTGATATGGTTGAAATTTATTCTAACGAGCTAGATAGAATTGCTTTTTACCTACTCGAGTGTGATAACCCAGAGGAATTAAGAGCATACGAGGCAGAGGAAAAAGGAGAGTAAAGCATGACTACTGAATTGAATTTATCTGCTAGCCAGTTTATTATCCTAGCTATTATTTTAACGCTTGCACTAACTGTTCTGTGGCTTAAAAAGAGCTATTTTCAGCTTGATATAGAGCCTAAAGCTGATACCGTGACAGATAACACCACGCGCAACGTAGGCACACGCTACGGGGCGTATATTCAATCTCAAGGCAAGTATTACAACTAGAAAGGCGCGTGCTATGACTGAAATTATTGACCTTTTTGGACGGAATAAAGAGCTAGAAACACTAAGCACAACTCTAGTTACAATTACGGATATGGAAGATACGGATACGGACGTTGTTCCGGAAATTGTCGAGATCATTAAGCAACTACTGGATATCATTAAAACACAACAACAATCTATAGAGAACTTAGCTAATATAGCAGAGAAAACAATACAACTAGAAAGAGGTGTAAATGAAAAAAAATAGATTACAAGAGGCAGAAATGGCAGTCTTAGCAATCCTAAAGAAAGGACGTGCTAACGCTACGACTGGCAAAGAGATAGCCACTATCACGGGTTACAAGTCCCGTCTAATATATAGCGCTATCAGTAACCTAGTCGTTCGCTATGGTGTTCCTATCATTGGTGCTAGGGTTGGTACTTGTAACGGTTACTATATAGCAGAAACCAGAGAGGAACTATTAGAGGGACTTATTTCTCTTAAAAACCAAGTCAAGAACGAGCAGAAAAGGCTCGATGTTCTAATGTCTATCGAGGACGTGACTAACTACGAGAAAATACTAGAAAGGGGCTAATATGCAAGTTCTAAGTGAAGAATACCAAAAAGAGCTTGCCCAAGGGGTTATATCGGTACTAGATAAAGCCCTAGAGGGCTATTCTAAGCTCGATAAACACCAGTTAGGGTTAATCACCGCCCAGCAAGCTATGGACGAGTTAGGACTTAAATATAATACCCTAAGACGCTGGGAAGAGGCTGGGCTTAAACGCTATCAGCCACCAGTAGAGGACACGCGCAAAGTCTATTACCGTGTCAGTGATATTCTAGCTTTTCTAGGCGTCTATAACTAAAAAGAGGGGGTTAATTATGCCTATTTATGAAAGCAAAGGGTTTGGGAATGACTTAAATTTATTCGATAAAAAAGCACCCTTTGACTATATAGCAGAATTTAGACCTAGGACAGTCCCAAAAGGTGCAGATATAGACGATTTTAAGCGCAAATCAGCCCCCTACTGCCTTAGTGGCAAGGTGAAACAAGACGAGAACGGCAACTACAAACGCAATAATGCTAGCTTAGTTTATCGTGACTTGATTTTCTTGGACTATGACGAGCTAGAGGCTAATATAGACTTTCCTAGCGTTGTCGATAACGCCTTACATGGCTATTCTTATATTGTTTACCCTACTATTAAGCACACGGCTAATAAGCCACGTTATAGGCTTGTGGTGAAACCTAGCGACGCAATGAACGAGCAAATCTATAGGCAGACTGTCCAAGAGATAGCAAGTAAAATCGGGCTACCTTTTGACAGTACAAGCCTAACATGGTCGCAGTTACAAGGCTTACCAGTAACCACTGGAGACCCTGCTGACTATGAAAAGATTGTAAATAGAGGGCGTGATTATCCCGTAGCAAATACAGTTACGGCTAGTCAGAAACCACACTATCACACACCACGCCAAAGCGGTAATAAAACAATCACTATGCGCGTGCTAGATACCCTATTACATGGGTTTGGTGATGAGGGTGGGCGTAATGTTGCAGTAACTAGGTTTGTAGGGTTATTACTATCAAAGTGGGTTAATGCAGACGTAGCCACTGCTTATGAGTTAACAACCATAGCAAATAGCGTTACTAATAACCCTTTACCAGTCGAGGAACTAGCAAGAACTTTTGAAAGTATTGTAAAAGCTGAAATCAGAAAGAGAGGTGTAAATGGAGATTAATTTTGATGACTTGCAAGAGCAACTTAACGAAACCAAGGTTATTGAGCCACCTAAGTCTATGAAAGAGTTAATAGACCGTATCTATCAAGCTGGTGAGCTATGGCGCTCAGAAAATAAATACTTAGTTAACGAGGGAAAAAAGAATGAGAAAACAGTCATCCCGCTTCCTAGTATCTTTACCGTAGCTAAAGAGTTGAGTAAAATCGTAACATTTACGTTTATTACCAAGTCTAACACTCCCGATAATAGTTTGCTCTATCTGTACGATCTCGATGAGGGTATCTATACTGCTAGCACAGACGAATTCAATATTTTGTGTAAGACGTTTGATAGCAGAATAAAGCCAAACGACTGGAAACAAATAAAAATGATGGTGCGTACCATGACGAATATTAGCAGACCGCTAGAAAGTGCTAACTTAGTCCCAGTGCAGAATGGTATCTTGGACTTGAAAAACAAGGAACTACGACCATTTGACCCTAAGTATATTATCACCAGCAAGATAGCCACTGCTTACAATCCGCCTAAGTTTCCCCCTAAGGATAGAGAGGGTAACACGTTTGATGATTGGTTAAGTTCTATTGCTTGTGGTGATAGTGAGCTAATAACCCTCTTTTGGCAAATTATCCTAGAGGCTATCAACCCAAACTATACTCGTAACAAGTTCGCTATCTTCTACGGTGACGGTAATAACGGTAAGGGAACATTTCAACGCTTGCTTATCAACCTAATCGGTGAAAGTAACGTGTCCGCTTTAAAGCCTGCACAGTTTAGCGACAAGTTCAATCTTGAAACGCTTGTAGGTAAGGTGTGTAACATTGGGGATGAAGCACCAAACGACTACTTGAAAAACCCGTCTGATCTAATGAGCATTACTAGTGGTGACACTGTACTGGTTAACCCAAAAGGTAAGACTGCCTTTGAAGCGACTTTCAAGCTATTCAATATCTTTTCGGGTAACTACATTCCTAATGGTGGGAATAAAACCAAAGGTTGGTATAGACGTATTATGATTGTGCCATTTAACGCTGACTTTAATGGTCAAATCGAAAAGCCTTGGATTAAGAACGAGTTCTTAGCAGATAAAGACGTTTTAGAATATGTCCTATATAAAACTGTCAATCAAGAGCCTTTCACTCATTTTATTGAGCCTAAGGCTGTCAAAGACTTGTTAGAGGAATACCAAGAAGATAATGATTATTTGCTTGATTTTATCAGAAACGAATACATCCCTAACGGCTGGCATGAGTTAGACGTTGTTCCCGTATTCATTGCCACTCGGAAACTTAAAAATTACGCTGAAGATATGGGTATTCCAAAGCCTAATCTATACGGAGCAGGTAAGGAAATCGCAAAAAGTCTAAGAAACTTGACAACTCATAACTATGTCATTAAAAAAGTCCGAGCAAAAACGTGCGATATTCAAATATTAGACCCTTATGAGTTTGAAAGAGAGAAACTAACTAACCCACAACGTTCAATCGTTAAAGAATGATAGTGTCCCATTGTCCCGTTGTTGTCCCAAAAAAATCGCAACAATGGAACACCCCTAAACGCTTGATACATAAGGGGTTAGACCTATTCTGTCCCGTTGTCCCTTTCTTTATAATGTTTATATATATATAAATATATATTGATAGTTATATATAAGAGAATAGAGAAAACAATGGGACAAAGGGACAACATCCCTCAAACCCTTGCTACTACTAGTCTCGTATCTGTTCCAAACAATGGGACAAAAGGGGACAACAATGGGACAAATCACTATTTTTTTAAAAAAAGGACACCACCTAAACCCTTGGTACTACTAGATAAAAAGGTGTGACCAAGTTTTTTCAAAGATGGTCACAAATAGCAAAAGTTTACATAATTTATCTTAAAACAAGAAAAGAGACTAAAAATGACTGAAAACCACTACCTAGAACAAGCGGAAAAAGACAGACTGGAACTTGAACAGATCCGCTTAAATTATATGGCTGATGATACACCTATTGAGCCTAGCGATATTCCTAAACTAATGGAAATAGCTAAAAAGTTACAAGCAGAGGATACCAGTCTGAACATTTATGAACTGCATAAGCACCCAGAAGCGCGTGCTAAACTATTCTCACAGATAACTGAAGCTTGTTATATGGCTTTGAATGCTACACCGACACAAGCCCAAAGATTGGCATTTTGCGACTATCTAGAACAGCAATACGAAAACACCTTAAAGAAAATGATTGTCAGCACAGACAAACAGGCACTAGGTGAGTTACTAGATTTGGTAGAGCTACCAGCAGAGATAGAAAGCCAGTTTATCCGAGATATGGCAGTCAGTGGGATACTAGCCAAAGATTGAACAGATATAAAAAGAGGATAAATCATGGAACTAATGAAAATTAACGAGAAAGAGACAATCAAGAACGCTAAAAAGAAGTTGCGTGAATATCCACGTTGGCGAGAGATCGCACACGATAGCGCTGAGCAACGTATAACGGCAAATTATACCTTTGAGCCACGTTCTAAGAACAATAACCGAAGTAACATTGTTGAAACACTAGCCCTAAGACGAATGAATGCCATAAATGAGCTGGAAGATATTGAGGAAGCACACAGAAATATCATTGATGAACGATATAGGCTTATTATCTATCGCCGTTTCTTACAATCTCCACCAGCACCAAACTGGGCTATCGGTCAAGAATTAGGCTACGCTAAAACAAGATTTCAAGAGCTAGTTAACCTAGCTTGTCTAGCTTTTGCTGAAAACTATCGAAACGGTGAACTTGTTGATTTGCTTGAATAGTTGGGTTGTTCATATATATAAGGCGAGGTGTCAAAGTGATAGAAATTGAATTAAAGGCGTTTATAGACGTTCTCAAAGCTAGCAACCTAACCAAAGCAAAGATAGCACACGGCAAAGCTAGGGTATGGCTAGACTTGGATAAGTTGACCATAGTTTATAACGGTCAAGAAACGCCCCTAAAACGGCAGTCATTAAACTATGGAGGCTATCGCTATTATTTATATTGCCCTAACTGTGGAGAGGCTAGAACGAGCTTATATTGGTATTGCGAAGCTTTATCATGTCGTAAGTGTATAGGGTTGCATAATAGAACATTAAACCGAAGCAAGACCGACTGTGTTTATTACTGGGAGCAGGCAGTTAAAGAAGCTCAAAAGATAGTGACTGGATATGAAGCAAAGGACTACATAACTCCCGATTTTCCCGATAAGCCAAAAGGAATGCACTGGAAAACCTATTACAAGCATAGAGCTAAGTATTATCAATATTGGCGCAAAGGTGAAGACTTATGGTTAAGTGGGATTAAACTATGATATGATCTTGATTTTTCTAGTTACTCTTTACATGGAGCGGTGAACGTTCTTAACGCCCTAATTATAGGGAAATGTTGGAAAATGTTGGTATAAAACACTACTATATTATTGGAAAATATGGGAATGGAAACCATAAATGATAGAAAATACTAGAATGAAACGTCATAGATAGTAGAAAATAGTGGAATGTTATTAGTAAAGCAATATTTGATAATGGATTGAATGAATGAAATAGTTGGGCTATAATGTGTCATAGAAACCAAGCAGAAAAAGGTAAAGATATGGATATCATTAAGAAATATAAGTGGTATATATTGCCATTAGCTATCCTTGTAATTGTTGTTGCTATCGTAACTATGCAACCAAGTAAGAAAACAAAGGAAGTAAAAAACAAACCTACGACAGTTACAAAGGTATCAAAACATAGCTCACATAGTTCATCTAAAGAAAAACCTAGTGAAACGTCTCAAACGCAGGAACAACCGACACAAAGCGAGCAAGCACCTAGCACGCAAGCTGACGGAGTAACACCACCACAAGACACGTTACAACAAGCTCAAGCCCAGTATGGTTATGGTGGCATACCTGCAGACTCACCCGAGGTTGCGCGTGAGCAAGGTCAGAATGAGGCACGTCAACAATGGCATGACGACCAAGTTGAATGGGGTATTCAGCAAGGCTATCTTAACCCAGACGGTAGCCCAAAAGAGACAAACTAAAACCCCTCTATAACGTCCTTAACACGCCCTATACAAAGAATAGTCCGATATACTCGGGCTATTTTTAAATGCACCCCCCGCCCCTATATTGCCGTCTGGAGAGCCACGACAAGGTGTTGTCTTACATCACGCGCAATTTTTTCTAGTTTTTTATAGGGTGTCTATACCAATTTATGCTAAGATTTTCGCTATAATAGAATTACTAAAAAAGATACGTATTTTTTCTGTATCAATTACGAATAGTAAAGAAAAGGAGAATGATATAATGCTAACCTATGATGAATTTAAAGAGGGGCTATGGACAAGGGTTTTATCAAAGGTGATACTGTCCAGATTGTCCGTAAGAATGGTAAGATCCATGACTACGTTTTAGACGGTGAACGAGTTGAGCTACACGAAACATTGAGTTTAGAAAAGGTATCGGATATAATAAAGGAACTAAAAAACATTAAAATATGAAAACATTTTACTTTAGCTAGTGAATATAATTTAAAAAGCCTTGATAAAAGCGACTATAAGATATATAATGATGTTGTATAGGAATATGTATTCTTGTACGATATCTATTTAAGGGGGAATTAAAATGGCAACTAAAAGTTTTACAACAGATTTAACTTTTAATCGACGTTCTGCTGATAATTTAATTTCTGCTTTATCAGAAACTCGTAAATTTAAACGCTCAAGAGATGTTAAAGCGAGTGATATTCAAAGTTTAGAAGAAATCAGATCAATGTTTAAAAAAGGATAAATAGGTGTGTATAAAGTAGTATCGTTGACTAATCTAATAGAAGCATTGGATAAGGAAGAGTTGGAAAAAATAATCTTAAGTTTTAAAAGCAACTCAGCACATCCCAACGATATTGAAATTTTTTTACATAAAAAGGCAATTCAATTTGAAAGAGCTGCTATCGCTTCGACTTATTTAGTTTTTGAAAGAGAAACCAATATTTTAGTTGGCTTCTTTTCTTTAGCGAACAAACCCTTAACAATGTCAAAGAGAAATTTTGACGCTTTAAGTAATAATCAACAAAATAAGTTAAAGCAACATGGACGTGCTATAGGACAAAAGTTTCAAATTAATAGCTACTTGATTGGTCAGTTAGGAAAAAATTTTTCTAAGGAGGCTTCAAATTTAATTACTGGAGGAGATTTATTAACTTTAGCTTTTGATAAAGTTGAAGAGGCTTCTAATATTATACGTGCAAAATATGTATGGTTAGAATGCGAAAATCACCCTAAGTTGATTAATTTTTATAGCTCTTTTGGTTTTAAAACAATTGCCCCTAATGCTTCTAAGGATGAATTAGTGGTAATGATATTAAAAATTAAGTAATAACGTTGATAAAATATAATTAAAAGACACCATTGGAGGTGTCTTTTCTTGCCTGCTAAACTCGTAAATTGATTGATACCTTAAATCGTTCAACGTTGAACGATTAGGGGCGAGTTCTCTTGAATATTAAACTTATAAATTGATTGATACCCTAACGGGTATTTTTTTGCTTTCTATTTTGCTAACTTTTGAGGTAAGCAAACGGCAACTTAAGGGGTATGAATTACTAAAATAGCTCACAAAATCGCTTTGCTATCACTCTAATAAAACCTATGAAAAAGGGGTTGATATTCCATGAAAAAATACAAAAATTCTGTTATAATATGCAAGGAATATACATAAAAAGAGGAAAGATAATGAAGAGAGATCGTCAAGCTGTTATCAAACAGATGATTTCAAGAGATAAGATTGGGACACAAGAGGAAATTAAGCAACGCCTAGAGGCGGAAGGTATCACGGTTACACAGGCTACCTTGTCACGTGATTTGCGTGAGATTGGCCTGTTGAAGCTTCGTGATGAGGAAGGTAAACTTTACTATAGTTTGTCTGAGCATGTGCTTTCAAGTTTGGATCCTACGGTTAAGGACTATGTCAAATCAGTTTCCCGTGCCCAGTTTATGCTGGTTCTCCATACAGAATTGGGTGAAGCAGATGTTTTGGCTAACCTGATTGATAGTGACGGCAATCCTGAAATTTTAGGAACCGTTGCTGGCGCAGATACCCTATTGGTAATCTGTAAGGACGCAGTGGTTGCTGAAAGATTGGAAAGTGAGTTTCACTGATGAAGACTCCCCATCAGGATTTCCAAAAAGCCAAAGAAGAGTTAATCGACCTCCTCAAACACCATGAGGCGGTTCTTGCTTTTCAAGAGGCTGAGAAAGCTATTGGACAGATCCCTCAGATTAGTTCTATGGCTGGACAGATGAAGGCTTATCAACAAGAAGCGGTGCTTTTTCAAAAAATTGAGAAACAACGTGCCTATGAGGAGGCAGGTGAGCAGGCAGATTTGATTCAGAATGAGTTGGAAAATTTGCCCATTGTTCAGGATTACCGTCAAAAGATGCAAGATGCCAGTGACTTGATTCAATATGTGACCAAGTCAATCGAAGAAAAGATTAACGAGGAGTTAAGACATGGCTAAGGAAAAAATATCTCCAGGAATGCAGCAGTATTTGGATATCAAGGAAAATTATCCAGATGCTTTTTTGCTGTTTCGGATGGGGGATTTTTACGAATTATTTTACGAGGATGCCGTTAAGGCTGCCCAAATATTGGAAATTAGCCTAACCAGCCGTAATAAGAACGCAGATAATCCCATTCCAATGGCAGGTGTTCCGTATCATTCGGCTCAAGCCTATATTGATGTCTTGGTTGAGATGGGCTACAAGGTAGCCATTGCTGAGCAGATGGAGGATCCTAAGCAGGCTGTCGGTGTGGTAAAGCGTGAGGTCGTTCAGGTTATCACGCCAGGTACAGTGGTTGACAGCTCTAAACCTGATAATGCCAACAATTTCTTGGTGGCTATTGACAAGGCAGGAAGTCGATTTGGTCTGGCTTATATGGATGTGTCAACGGGTGAATTTTTTGCGACAGAGTTGGATGATTTTAGTTCAGTTTGTAGTGAAATTCAGAACCTTAAGGCACGTGAAGTAGTGGTTGGTTATGATTTACCTGAAGCTGATGAACAAGTTTTGGTGAAGCAACTCAACCTGCTTCTCTCCAAGGAAACAGAGGTTTACGATGATGTCCACTTGATTGACACTAGTTTGACAGATTTGGAAAGCAGTGTGGCGGGTAAACTTCTCCAGTATGTTCATCGTACTCAGATGCGAGAGCTCAGTCATTTACAAAAGGCTCAGCACTATGAGATTAAAGATTACTTGCAGATGTCCTATGCGACCAAGTCAAGTTTGGATTTACTGGAAAATGCTAGAACGGGCAAGAAACACGGATCTCTTTTCTGGCTCTTGGATGAAACCAAGACAGCTATGGGAATGCGTCTCTTGCGAACTTGGATTGATCGTCCTTTAGTGAATCAAGCCACTATCATGGAGCGTCAGAATATTATCCAAGTTTTCTTGGACAATTTCTTTGAGCGGAGTGACTTGACTGAGAGTCTAAAAGGTGTTTACGATATTGAGCGCCTGGCCAGTCGTGTTTCCTTTGGCAAGGCTAATCCAAAAGATTTGATTCAGCTAGGTCATACTTTGGCTCAAGTACCGGTGATTAAGGCGATTTTGGAGTCCTTTAATGATGAGGCCTTGTCATGTCTTTTACAAGAGTTAGATGCTCTACCAGAATTAGAGAGTTTGATTCGGTCGGCTATTGATCCAGATGCTCCTGCAACCATTACAGAAGGTGGCATTATCCGTGCTGGTTTTGATGAGA